CCAGAGGGCTATGTCGGACTATTAACTAGCCGTAGTGGTGTAAGCAGTAAAACGCATTTAGTGATTGAAACAGGCAAGATAGACGCGGGATATCATGGTAATTTAGGGATTAACATCAAGAATGACGCTATTGCATCAAATGGTTATATTACACCAGGTGTTTTTGATATTAAAGGAGAAATCGATTTGAGTGACGCCATAAGACAATATGGAACTTATCAAATCAACGAAGGCGACAAACTAGCTCAATTGGTTATCGTGCCTATATGGACACCTGAACTAAAGCAAGTGGAGGAATTCGAAAGTGTTTCAGAACGTGGAGAAAAAGGCTTCGGAAGTAGCGGAGTGTAAAGACATCTTAGATCGAGTCAAGGAGGTTTTGGGGAAGTGAGTTACATCATTACATTAGTTCTAATACTTGTATTCATAGTAATATTTAACAATTTACTCAACAGATATATGGTTTTGTACAAAGAATTAGATTTATTTACATGCAGAATTGGAATGTTATTAGTCTTAATCGTTATAGTAGATTTTGCAAAACAACAAAATATGTTAGCTACATTGAGTGTTTTACTAATACTTTTATTCGTAGAAAAACTTAGAATCATTCAAAGGAGTGATAAGAAGTGACGCAATACTTAGTCACAACATTCAAAGATTCAACAGGACGTAAACATACACACATAACTCGAGCTAAAAGCAATCAAAGGTTTACAGTTGTTGAGGCAGAGAGTAAAGAAGAAGCGAAAGAGAAATATGAGTCACAAAATACACCTATTGTTTACTACACTAATAATTCTAAAGTGACCTTATTCGAAAGACCTAGTGAAGAAGTATTAGGTTCTTTGTTCGAAAAGAAATAAAATCATTAAAGAGGGGAGATAATAATGTTTAATACACCTAAAATGAAATTACCAGAAAAGCACACCGAGGTATTTAAGACGTATAAAAATGGAACGCCAGAAGAAAAAGCTGAGATTGAAGGCTGTTTTATTAAAACTGTTAAAGATGAAGATAGTGAATTTTACAGCCCTATGTTAGCCAGTCTAAATGAACAACAGTTAAAGAGTATGTTGAGACAGGTACTTTTTTTGATTGATACAGGAGATGACAATGATGATTAAAAAACTTAAAAATATGGATTGGTTCGATATCTTTATTGTTGGAATACTGCGATTATTCGGCGTAATCGCACTGATGCTTGTTGTCATATCGCCTATCTATACAGTGGCTAGTTACCAAAACAAAGAAGTACATCAAGGGACAATTACAGATAAATATAACAAGAGACAAGATAAAGAAGACAAGTTCTATATTGTGTTAGACAACAAGCAAGTCATCGAAAACTCTGACTTACTATTCAAAAAGAAATTTGATAGCGCAGACATACAAGCTAGGTTAAAAGTAGGCGACAAAGTAGAAGTTAAAACGATTGGTTATAGAATACACTTTTTAAATTTATATCCGGTCTTATACGAAGTAAAGAAGGTAGATAAATAATGATTAAACAAATATTAAGACTATTATTCTTACTAGCGATGTATGAGCTAGGTAAGTATGTAACTGAGAAAGTATATATTATGACGACGGCTAATGATGATGTAGAGGCGCCGAGTGACTTCGCAAAGTTGAGCGATCAGTCTGATTTGATGAGGGCGGAGGTGTCAGAGTAGATGATGTGGTTAGTCATAGCAATTATATTACTAGTCATCTTATTGTTTGGTGTGATGTTGCAAGCTGAACAGTTAAAAGGCGATGTGAAAGTTAAAGAGCGGGAGATAGAGATATTAAGAAGTAGATTGAGACATTTTGAAGATTAAAAATATTTGTATGGAGGGTATTCATGACTAAAAAGAAATATGGATTAAAATTATCAACAGTTCGAAAGTTAGAAGATGAGTTGTGTGATTATCCTAATTATCATAAGCAACTCGAAGATTTAAGAAGTGAAATAATGACACCATGGATTCCAACAGATACAAATATAGGCGGGGAGTTTGTACCGTCTAATACATCGAAAACAGAAATGGCAGTAACTAATTATCTTTGTAGTATACGAAGAGGTAAAATCCTTGAGTTTAAGAGCGCTATTGAACGTATAATCAACACATCAAGCAGGAAAGAACGCGAATTCATTCAAGAGTATTATTTTAATAAAAAGGAATTAGTGAAAGTTTGTGTTGACATACACATTTCTGATAGAACTGCTCATAGAATCAAAAGAAAAATCATATCTAGATTGGCGGAAGAGTTAGGGGAAGACTGAAATTGGCAGTAAAGTGGCAGTTTTTGATACCTTAAATGAGATATTATGATAGTGTAGGATATTGACTATCGTACTGCGTTTCCCTTATCGCAATTAGGAATAAAGGGTCTATGTGGGTTGGCTGATTATAGCCAATCCTTTTTTAATTTTAAAAAGCGTATAGCGCGAGAGTTGGTGGTAAATGAAATGAACGAAAAACAAAAGAGATTCGCAGATGAATATATAATGAATGGATGTAATGGTAAAAAAGCAGCAATTACAGCAGGTTATAGTAAGAAAACAGCAGAGTCTTTAGCAAGTCGATTGTTAAGAAATGTTAATGTTTCGGAATATATTAAAGAACGATTAGAACAGATACAAGAAGAGCGTTTAATGAGTATTACAGAAGCTTTAGCGTTATCTGCTTCTATTGCTAGAGGAGAACCTCAAGAGGCTTACAGTAAGAAATATGACCATTTAAACGATGAAGTGGAAAAAGAGGTTACTTACACAATCACACCAACTTTTGAAGAGCGTCAGAGATCTATTGACCACATACTAAAAGTACATGGTGCGTATATCGATAAAAAAGAAATTACTCAGAAGAATATTGAGATTAATATTGGTGAGTACGATGACGAAAGTTAAATTAAACTTTAACAAACCGTCTAATGTTTTCAATAGAAACATATTCGAAATACTAACCAATTACGATAACTTCACTGAAGTACATTACGGTGGAGGTTCGAGCGGTAAGTCTCACGGCGTTATACAAAAAGTTGTACTCAAAGCATTGCAAGATTGGAAATATCCTAGGCGTATACTGTGGCTTAGAAAAGTACAATCAACAATTAAAGATAGTTTGTTCGAAGATGTTAAAGATTGTTTGATAAACTTTGGTATTTGGGACATGTGCCTTTGGAATAAGACTGATAACAAAGTTGAATTGCCAAACGGCGCAGTTTTTTTGTTTAAAGGATTAGATAACCCAGAGAAAATAAAGTCGATAAAAGGCATATCAGACATAGTCATGGAAGAAGCGTCTGAATTCACACTAAATGATTACACGCAATTAACGTTGCGTTTGAGGGAGCGTAAACACGTGAATAAGCAAATATTTTTGATGTTTAACCCAGTATCTAAACTGAATTGGGTTTATAAGTATTTCTTTGAACATGGTGAACCAATGGAAAATGTCATGATTAGACAATCTAGTTATCGAGATAATAAGTTTCTTGATGAAATGACACGACAAAACTTAGAGTTGTTAGCAAATCGTAATCCAGCATATTACAAAATTTATGCGTTAGGTGAATTTGCTACACTAGACAAATTGGTTTTCCCTAAGTATGAAAAACGTTTAATAAATAAAGATGAGTTAAGACATTTACCTTCTTATTTTGGATTGGACTTTGGCTACGTTAATGATCCTAGTGCTTTTATACATTCTAAAATAGATGTAAAGAAAAAGAAGTTATACATCATTGAAGAGTATGTTAAACAAGGTATGCTGAATGATGAAATAGCTAATGTCATAAAGCAACTTGGTTATGCTAAAGAAGAAATTACAGCAGATAGTGCAGAACAAAAAAGTATAGCTGAATTAAGGAATCTAGGGCTTAAAAGGATTTTACCAACCAAAAAAGGGAAGGGCTCGGTTGTACAAGGGTTACAATTCTTAATGCAATTTGAAATCATTGTTGATGAACGTTGTTTCAAGACTATTGAAGAGTTTGACAACTACACATGGCAAAAGGACAAAGATACAGGTGAATATACCAATGAACCAGTAGATACATACAATCATTGTATCGATTCGTTGCGTTATTCAGTGGAACGATTCTACAGACCGGTTAGAAAACGCACAAATCTCAGTTCGAAAGTTGACACAATAAAATCTCTAGGATTATAGGAGGGAACAAATGTTAAAAGTAAACGAATTTGAAACAGATACAGATCTACGGGGAAACATAAATTACTTATTTAATGATGAAGCCAATGTTGTTTACACATATGACGGGACGGAATCCGATTTATTACAAAACGTTAATGAAGTAAGTAAATACATTGAACATCACATGGATTACCAACGACCTAGATTGAAAGTGTTAAGTGATTATTACGAAGGTAAAACTAAGAACTTAGTTGAGTTAACACGACGCAAAGAAGAGTACATGGCAGATAACCGTGTAGCGCATGATTACGCATCTTATATTAGCGATTTTATCAACGGCTATTTCTTGGGTAATCCAATTCAATATCAAGATGATGACAAAGATGTATTAGAAGCTATTGAGGCGTTCAATGATTTAAATGATGTTGAGTCACACAATAGATCTTTAGGATTAGATTTGTCAATTTATGGCAAAGCTTATGAGTTAATGATTAGAAACCAAGATGATGAAACGCGTTTATACAAGAGTGATGCAATGAGTACTTTTGTCATATACGACAATACAATTGAACGTAATAGTATCGCGGGCGTTAGATATTTAAGAACTAAACCAATAGACAAGACTGACGAAGATGGAGTGTTTACAGTTGATTTATTCACTTCACACGGTGTTTATAGATATCTTACCAGTAGAACAAATGGATTGAAGCTCACACCACGTGAAAACGGTTTTGAATCACACTCTTTCGAACGTATGCCTATTACAGAATTTAGCAACAACGAAAGAAGAAAAGGGGATTATGAGAAAGTAATCACTTTAATTGATTTGTATGATAATGCTGAATCAGATACTGCTAACTATATGAGTGATTTAAATGACGCTATGTTACTTATTAAAGGTAATTTAAATTTAGATCCTGTAGAAGTTAGAAAACAAAAGGAAGCTAACGTGTTGTTTTTAGAACCGACTGTTTATGCTGATAGCGAAGGTAGAGAAACAGAAGGCTCTGTTGATGGTGGTTATATTTATAAGCAATACGATGTACAAGGTACCGAAGCTTATAAAGACCGTTTAAACAGTGATATACACATGTTTACCAACACGCCTAACATGAAAGATGATAACTTTAGCGGCACTCAATCGGGCGAGGCAATGAAATACAAATTATTTGGATTGGAACAACGTACTAAAACTAAAGAAGGATTGTTTACTAAAGGGTTAAGACGTCGTGCTAAGTTGTTAGAGACAATACTTAAAAATACATGGTCGATTGACGCTAACAAAGATTTCAATACTGTTAGATACGTATACAACAGAAACTTACCTAAATCATTGATTGAAGAATTAAAAGCTTATATTGATTCTGGTGGGAAGATTAGCCAAACAACTTTAATGTCTCTATTCTCGTTCTTCCAAGACCCTGAATTAGAAGTTAAGAAAATCGAAGAAGATGAGAAAGAATCTATTAAAAAAGCTCAAAAAGGTATTTATAAAGACCCTAGAGACATCAATGATGACGAACAAGATGATGATACAAAAGATACTGTTGATAAAAAGGAATGATTGTAATTGCCTAACAAAAACACTCAAGAATATTGGGAAGAACGCGGACGCAAAGCAATCGAGAATGAGTTGAAGCGTGATAAAACTAAAGCTGAAGAAATAGAACGTATATTGAATATGATGATTAAGCGCATTGAAAAAGAGATCAATGCGTTTATTGTCAAGTACGGAGATTTTGCAGGCGTTACATTACAAGAAGCACAAAAGATTATTGATGAGTTCGATGTAAAAGCGTTTCAAGAAGAAGCAAAAAGATTGGTCGAAAACAAGGAGTTTAGCGATAGAGCAAATGAAGAATTAAAGAAGTATAACACGAAAATGTATGTATCTAGAGAACAGATGTTAAAGATTCAAATAGAATTCTTAATTGCTTATGCAACAGCTCAAACAGAATTATCGATGAGGGAATATTTCGAATCAACAGCTTATCGTGTGTTCAGTGATCAAGCGGGTATTTTAGGTGAAGGTGTACAAGTAGCTAAAGAAGTTATAGATACAATCGTTGATACACAATTTCATGGTGTCGTTTGGTCAGAGCGATTATGGACTAATACCGAAGCAATGAAACAAGAAGTAGAAGAAATAATTGCTAATGTAGTTATTAGAGGTCGACATCCTAATGAATATGTTAAAGATATGCGCAAGCACTTAAATAAATTCGAAGGCACAGCACGACAAAAGACCGCAGCAATTAAATCATTGCTTTATACGGAATCGGCACGTGTTCACGCACAATCAAGCATTGACAGCATGAAAGAAATTTCACCGGAAGGATATTATATGTATATTGCAAAAATCGATAATAGAACAACTAAAGTATGCAAAGGGCTTAATGGAGAAATATTCAAAGTTAAAGACGCTAAAATTGGTGTTAATTTCTATCCTATGCATATCAATTGTCGTTCAGATTGCGCTTTACTACCTAAATCTATGTGGCCGAAAAAACCAAGCAAGAAACGAAAAACAAAATACTTCGGAGGGAAAGTGAAAAGCGGTGATTGATTTAAAAGTGAAGTTTTTTAAAGGCAAGTTAGTTTTGTATGACAGTAAATTAAATGTTTGGAGGATACTAATATGAGTAATACTGACAAATACCTTAGAGACATAGCAAGAGAATTAAAAGGTATACGTAAAGAGTTACAAAAGCGAAACGAAACAGTTATTATTGATGCAAACTTAGACAGTTTAAGGTCGGCAGTATTAGCCGATAAAGAAAAATCGAAATATAATGAACCTCTCTTTTAATAGCTAGCACTTAATTGTGTTGGCTATTTTTTATGTCCAAAACGTGCTGATGACATAAAAAGCACGCATGGAAAAACAGTCGACAGACTATAAATGGAGGTATATCTCATGGAAGAAAATAAACTTAAGTTTAATTTGCAATTTTTTGCAGACCAATCAGATGATCCGGACGAACCAGGCGGAGATGGTAAAAAAGGAAATCCTGATAAGAAAGAAAATGACGAAGGTACTGAAATAACTTTCACGCCAGAGCAACAAAAGAAAGTTGATGAAATACTTGAACGTCGTGTAGCCCACGAAAAGAAAAAAGCTGATGAGTATGCAAAAGAAAAAGCAGCAGAAGCTGCTAAAGAAGCTGCTAAATTAGCGAAAATGAACAAGGATCAAAAAGATGAATATGAACGCGAACAAATGGAAAAAGAACTGGAACAATTACGTTCAGAAAAACAATTAAACGAAATGCGTTCAGAAGCACGAAAAATGTTGAGTGAAGCGGAAGTTGATTCATCAGATGAGGTTGTCAATTTAGTTGTAACAGATACTGCTGAACAAACTAAATTGAATGTTGAAGCTTTTTCTAATGCAGTAAAAAAAGCGGTTAATGAAGCGGTTAAGGTTAACGCTAGACAATCGCCATTGACTGGTGGAGATTCATTTAATCACTCGACTAAAAATAAACCGCAAAACTTAGCTGAAATAGCTAGACAAAAAAGAATTATTAAAAATTAACGGAGGCATTTAAATGGAACAAACACAAAAATTAAAATTAAATTTGCAACATTTTGCAAGTAACAATGTTAAACCACAAGTATTTAACCCTGACAATGTAATGATGCATGAAAAGAAAGATGGCACGTTGTTAAACGACTTTACAACACCTATCTTACAAGAGGTTATGGAAAACTCTAAAATCATGCAATTAGGTAAGTACGAACCAATGGAAGGTACTGAGAAGAAGTTTACTTTTTGGGCTGATAAACCAGGTGCTTACTGGGTAGGTGAAGGTCAAAAAATCGAAACGTCTAAGGCTACTTGGGTTAATGCTACAATGAGAGCGTTTAAATTAGGGGTTATCTTACCAGTAACAAAAGAATTCTTGAATTACACTTATTCACAATTCTTTGAAGAAATGAAACCTATGATTGCTGAAGCTTTCTATAAAAAGTTTGACGAGGCAGGTATTTTGAATCAAGGTAACAATCCGTTCGGTAAATCAATTGCACAATCAATTGAAAAAACTAATAAGGTTATTAAAGGTGACTTCACACAAGATAACATTATTGATTTAGAGGCATTGCTTGAAGATGACGAATTAGAAGCAAATGCATTTATCTCAAAAACACAAAACAGAAGCTTGTTACGTAAAATTGTAGATCCTGAAACGAAAGAACGTATTTATGACCGTAACAGTGATTCGTTAGACGGTCTACCTGTGGTTAACCTTAAATCAAGCAACTTAAAACGTGGTGAATTAATCACTGGTGACTTCGACAAATTGATTTATGGTATCCCTCAATTAATCGAATACAAAATCGATGAAACTGCACAATTATCTACAGTTAAAAACGAAGATGGCACACCTGTAAACTTGTTTGAACAAGACATGGTGGCATTACGTGCAACTATGCATGTAGCATTGCATATTGCTGATGATAAAGCGTTTGCTAAGTTAGTTCCTGCTGACAAAAGAACAGATTCAGTTCCAGGAGAAGTTTAATAAATAATTAGGAGTGGTAACATGCCCGAAATCATTGGAATTGTTAAAGTAGATTTTACAGATTTAGAAGATAACAGACATGTCTATATGAAAGGGCATGTCTACCCTCGTAAAGGTTATAATCCTACAGATGAACGTATCAAAGCTTTAGCTAGTGTTGAAAATAAACGCAACAAACAAATGATTTACATTGTAAATGACAAATTAACCAAAAAAGAACTTGTCGAAATAGCAAGTGTTGCTGGCTTACAAGTTGATGAAAAACAAACAAAAGCTGAAATTATCAATGCTTTTGAGTCACTAGAGTAGGTGGTTATATGACTACGCTAGCTGATGTAAAAAAACGTATTGGTCTTAAAGATGAAAAGCAAGATGAACAATTAGAAGAAATCATAAAAAGTTGTGAAAGCCAGTTGTTATCAATGTTACCTATTGAAGTTGAACAAATACCGGAAAGGTTTAGTTACATGATTAAAGAAGTTGCAGTTAAACGCTACAACAGGATTGGTGCTGAAGGTATGACATCAGAAGCGGTTGACGGACGTAGCAATGCGTATGAATTGAACGATTTCAAGGAGTATGAAGCTATTATTGATAATTACTTTAATGCTAGAACGAGAACTAAAAAAGGAAGGGCTGTGTTCTTTTGAGATATGAAGATAGAGTTATTTTTCAATTAGAACAAGTAGCAACTTACAATCCTAAAACTAGCAAAAAAGAAAACACACTAATCACTTATGATGCGATACCATGCAATATTAACCCCATTTCTAGAGCAAGAAAGCAACTTGAATTTGGTGATGTAAAAAACGATGTAAGTGTTCTGAGGATAAAAGAATCAATATCTTACCCTGTTAGCCACGTGTTGGTTAATGGCATTCGCTACAAGATAGTTGATACAAGGATATACAGACACGAAACGTCATATTATATCGAAGAGGTCAATTGATGAATATAGATGGATTAGACGCACTGTTAAACCAATTTCACGATATGAAAACCAACATTGATGATGATGTAGATGATATTTTACAGGAAAACGCCAAAGAATATGTAGTACGAGCTAAATTGAAAGCTAGAGAAGTAATGAATAAGGGTTATTGGACTGGTAATTTATCACGCAATATCAGATATAAAAAAACTGGCGATTTGCAATACACTATCACATCGCATGCAGCTTATAGTGGTTTCTTAGAATTTGGTACTCGATACATGGAGGCTGAACCTTTTATGTGGCCGGTATACGAAGTGATTAGGAAATCAACTGTAGAAGAATTGAAAGCGTTGTTTGAATAGGAGATAAAAGCATGACACCGAACTTACAACTTTATAATAAAGCGTATGAAACGCTACAAGGATATGGATTCCCTGTTATTTCTCGTAAAGAGATGCAACAAGAGATTCCGTATCCTTTTTTTGTAATAAAAATGCCGGAGTCAAATAGAAGTAAGTACACGTTTGATAGTTATTCTGGCGATACGAATTTAGTTATTGATATTTGGAGTGTAAGCGATGATTTAGGACATCATGACGGACTTGTTAAAAGGTGTATCGATGATTTAACACCTAGCGTTAAAACAAACGATTATGACTTTGAAGAAGATGATACTAACATCGCACAGTTAGTCGATGATACTACTAATCAAGAATTGCTACACACATCAATAACGATATCTTACAAAACATTTTAAAAAACGGAGGAATATTGAATGGCGAATATGAAAAATAGTAATGACCGTATTATTTTGTTTAGAAAAGCTGGCGAAAAAGTAGATGCTACTAAAATGCTTTTTTTAACTGAATACGGCTTATCACATGAAGCTGATACAGATACAGAGGATACGATGGATGGGTCTTATAACACTGGTGGTTCAGTTGAATCAACAATGTCTGGTACTGCTAAAATGTTTTATGGTGACGATTTTGCAGATGAAATTGAAGATGCAGTTGTAGATCGCGTATTGTATGAGGCTTGGGAAGTTGAAAGTAGAATACCAGGCAAAAATGGAGATGCTACTAAATTTAAAGCGAAATATTTCCAAGGTTTCCACAATAAATTTGAATTAAAAGCAGAAGCTAACGGTATTGATGAATATGAATATGAATATGGAGTGAATGGTCGTTTCCAACGTGGATTTGCAACACTACCTGAGGCTGTAACAAAGAAACTTAAGGCGACTGGATACAGATTCCATGACACTACAAAAGCAGATGCGTTAACTGGCGAAGATTTAACAGCAATTCCACAACCTAAGGTAGATTCATCAACGGTTACACCAGGAGAGGTATAAAAATAGGGCGTTAAGCCCTATTTATTTTGTTTAAATTAATCATGAATGGAGATTTTAAGTTATGAATGTAGAAATTAACGGAAAGTCATTAGAATTAAGTTTTGGTTTTAAATTTTTAAGAGAAATCGATAACCGATTAGGTTTAAAAGTTGAGCAAGCTTCTATCGGTCAAGGTGTATCAATGTTGCCTGTAGGTTTAGAGAGTGGAAATCCTGTTGTGATTGGCGAAGTTTTAATTGCAGCTACATCTCACTTGAAAAAACAAGCAATTACTATTAATAACATTGATGAAGCACTAGATGAAATCGCAGAAAATATTGGACTAGAAGAATTTGGTTCGGATATTTTAACGGAGTTGGGAAAGCGACCTATGACCCGAAACCTAGTCGAAGTAGTGGAAACGGAAGAGAAACCAGCGGAAGCCTAATAACTTACGACAGAATCGTTATAACTTGTATGTCAACACTTGGTATTACAGATTTGAACGTTATTGAGCAAATGACATTAACAGAATATAACTATCGAATGTATGCGAAAGAGTATGAAATGCTAACCCAAGAATTCGAACGTTACAAACTTGCGTTTGCTATTCGTGATGCTGCAGCTACTAAAAATGTTGGGACAGAAAATAAACCTAAAGAGGAATATGTTTTTAACAACGCAAACGACGTATTGCCTTATGAAGAAAATATCCAACGGCTTAACGAAGGTAAAGATATAAGATTTAGTAGCGAACGTGATGAATACGAACCACAAAATAATGAATTCTTTAAAGTTATAGCAGAATTTAACAAGCAATAGAAAGAGAGGTGTTAATGTGACGGAATATAAAATTAAAGCGACTATTGAAGCTAGTGTAGCCAAATTCAAAAGGCAAATCGATAGTGCGGTTAAGTCTGTGCAAAGATTTAAACGAGTAGCAGATCAAACTAAAGATGTCGAATTAAATGCTGATGATAAAAAATTACAAAAAACTATCAAAGTTGCTAAAAAGTCTTTAGATGCCTTTAGTAACAAAAAAGTAAAAGCTAAATTAGATGCTAGTATACAAGACTTGCAACAAAAGGTACTAGAATCGAATTTTGAACTAGACAAACTAAACTCTAAAGAAGTTACTCCAGAGATTAAATTACAAAAACAAAAATTGACTAAAGATATCGCTGAAGCAGAAGCTAAGTTATCCGAACTAGAAAAGAAGCGTGTCAATATTGACATCAATGCAGATAACAGTAAATTCAATCGAGTGTTAAAAGTATCTAAAGCTAGTCTTGAAGCATTAAATAGGTCTAAAGCCAAAGCTATTATAGACGTGGACAACGGTGTTGCTAACTCTAAAATCAAACGCACTAAAGAAGAGCTTAAAAGTATTCCAAACAAAACTAGATCTCGACTAGATGTAGATACAGGGCTTTCTATACCAACTATTTATGCGTTTAAAAAATCATTAGACGCATTGCCGAACAAAAAAACAACAAAGGTAGATGTCGATACTAATGGTTTAAAGAAAGCTTATGCCTACATAATAAAAGCAAATGACAATTTTCAAAGACAGATGGGGAATTTAGCTAATATGTTCCGTGTGTTCGGTACTGTAGGTTCTAATATGGTTGGTGGATTACTTACATCATCTTTTAGTATCTTAATACCTGTAATAGCGAGCGTAGTACCTGTAGTATTTGCGCTATTAAACGCTATCAAAGTGTTAACTGGTGGTGTACTTGCTTTAGGTGGTGCCGTAGCAATAGCGGGAGCAGGATTTGTAGCGTTTGGCGCAATGGCTATCAGCGCTATAAAGATGCTTAATGATGGCACTTTACAAGCTAGCTCAGCAACAAACGAATACAAAAAAGCGTTAGATGGCGTAAAGTCAGCATGGACTGATATTATAAAGCAAAATCAATCCGCTATCTTCACAACTCTTGCAAATGGTTTAAATACTGTTAAAACTGCAATGCAGAGCTTACAACCGTTTTTTAGTGGTATTTCAAGAGGAATGGAAGAAGCGTCTCAAAGCGTGCTTAAATGGGCTGAAAATAGCAGTGTAGCTTCAAGATTCTTTAATATGATGAATACAACGGGTGTTTCGGTATTTAACAAGCTATTAAGTGCTGCAGGTGATTTTGGTGACGGATTAGTCAATGTATTCACGCAATTAGCACCACTGTTTCAATGGTCGGCTGATTGGTTGGATAGATTAGGTCAATCTTTCTCTAACTGGGCTAATAGTGCAGCTGGAGAAAATTCGATAACTCGTTTTATTGAATACACAAAAACAAACTTACCTATCATTGGTAATATTTTCAAAAATGTTTTCGTTGGAATTAACAATTTGATGAATGCATTCAGCGGATCATCAACTGGCATATTCCAATCTCTTGAACAAATGACAGCTAAGTTTAGGGAATGGTCTGAACAAGTAGGACAATCTCAAGGGTTTAAAGACTTTGTCAGTTATATACAAACAAATGGACCACTAATAATGCAATTGATTGGAAACATCGCAAGAGGATTAGTTGCATTCGCAACAGCAATGGCTCCTATAGCTAGTGCAGTATTACGCGTTGCAGTTGCAATAACTGGTTGGATAGCTAACTTGTTTGAGGCGCATCCAGCTACAGCACAATTAGTTGGTGTCATTATAACTTTAGTTGGTGCATTTAGATTTTTAATACCGATTATTCTTGCTGTATCTAACTTTATGGGTGGCGGATTAATAGGTAGAATCATTGCATTAGTAAGTAAGTTCGGTTTATTAAGAGCGGGATTAACAATTTTAAAAGGTGCGTTCATGTTATTAAAAGGACCATTAAAAATTATATCAGTTATATTCCAATTGTTATTCGGTAAGATTGGATTAATTAGAAATGCTATCACAGGACTAGTAACTGTGTTTGGTATTTTAGGTGGTCCAATAACAATAGTAATTGGTGTAATCGCTGCATTAATAGCTATATTTGTTTTATTGTGGAATAAAAATGAAGGATTCAGAAACTTTATTATAAATGCTTGGAATGCGATAAAAACATTTATGGTTACAGTTTGGAATGTGTTGAAAACTGTAGCTTCGGTTGTATGGAATGCTATTTTAAAAGCTATCACTACAGCAGTATCAAATGTATACAATTTTATAATGATTATTTGGAATCAAATAGTTGCTTATTTGCAAGGGCTATGGAATGGAATTATCGCTATTGCAACAACAGTATGGAACCTTTTAGTTACAATCATCACAACTGTTTTCACGACGATAATGACAATAGTTATGACGATATGGACAGCTATTTGGACATTCTTAAGTACAATCTGGAACACGATAATTACAATCGCTACTACGATTTGGAATTTGTTAGTCACTGTAATAACTACAGTATTTACCACAATTATGACTATCGCAATGACAATTTGGAACGCTATTTGGACGTTCTTACAAACGTTGTGGAACACTATAGTTACTGTGGCAACTAAGGTTTGGAACGCTATCACTACAACTATATCTACTGCGTTACAAGCGGCATGGAGTTTTATTTCTAATATATGGAATACGATTTGGAGTTTCTTATCTGGTATATTAACGACAATTTGGAATAAAGTTGTAAGCATATTCACACAAGTTGTATCAACTATATCAGACAAAATGTCTCAAGCTTGGAACTTCATTGTCACTAAAGGTATGCAATGGGTATCTACTATAACAAGTACGCTAATTAACTTTGTTAATAGAGTTGTTCAAGGATTCGTTAATGTTGTAAACAAAGTTAGTCAAGGTATGACAAATGCAGTAAATAAAGTTAAAAGCTTTGTGGATGACTTTGTATCAGCAGGTGCTGATATGATCCGTGGTTTGATGAGAGGTATTGGTAATATGGCTAGAGACTTAGCTGAAAAAGCAGCTAGTGTAGCAAAAGGTGCTTTAAATGCAGCCAAAAGAGCGCTAGGTATTCACTCACCTTCACGTGAATTCATGGATGTTGGTATGTATTCAATGTTAGGTTTCGTTAAAGGTATAGATAATCATTCAAGTAAAGTTATCCGTAATGTTTCTAATGTTGCAGATAAAGTAGTTGATGCATTTCAACCTACATTAAACGCACCTGACATTTCTAGTATTACAGGAAACTTAAGTAATTTAGGTGGAAATATAAATGCGCAAGTACAACACACACATTCTATTGAAACATCACCGAACATGAAAACTGTTAAAATTGAATTCGATGTCAATAACGATGCGCTTACTAGTATTGTTAACGGCAGAAATGCTAAACGCAATTCTGAGTATTACTTATAAAGGAGGTTACAAATGGACATAGAATTAACAAAAAAAGATGGTACTGTAATCAAATTAAGTGAATACGGGTTTATCGTTAACGATATAGTAATTGATAGCATGCAAATCAACACAAAGTATCAAGACAAAGAAAATATGAACGGTCGCATATTAATGGGGAGCAATTATATCAGTAGAGATATAGTTGTTCCTTGTTTTTGTAAAGTAAAAAATCGTTCAGACATTGCTTATATGCGAGATATGTTGTATTCGTTAACTACTGATATAGAACCAATGTATTTACGTGAAATCAGAAGAAAAGAAGAGTTGAATTACAGGTTTACTCAACCAACTTCTGATGATTACGTGAAATTAGATAAAAACAACTTCCCGGATTATGAATATTCAAGACACGATCAACAAATTTATGTAAACGGTAAACAGTATAAAGTTATTTTTAGCGGAGTTATAAATCCTAAACAAAAAGGTAACAAAGTTGCTTTCGAATTGAAGTTTGAAACTACAGAATTACCATACGGCGAAAGTATTGGAACAAGCCTAGAGTTAGAAGAAAACAAAAAGGTTGGATTGTGGTCGTTTGATTTTAATATTGATTGGCATGCAGGTGGGGATAAGCGCCAGTATACATTTGAAAATGTTAGCAAAGATACAGTTTACTATCATGGTAGTGCTCCTAACGACCAATTCAACATGTATAAAAAGATAACAATTATTTTGGGCGAAGATACAGAATCGTTTGTATGGAATTTAACGCATGCTGAAATAATGAAAATCGAAGGTATCAAACTAAAAGCTGGAGACAAAATTGTTTATGATAGCTTCCGAGTTTATAAAAACGGTGTTGAAATAAGTACCGAAACGAACATAGCCCAACCAAAATTTAAATACGGAGCTAATAAATTCGAATTTAACCAAACAGTTCAAAAGGTTCAGTTCGATTTGAAATTTTATTATAAGTAGGTGTCAGAATGACGATAACTGTTAAACCACCTAAAGGCAATGGCGCACCCATACCAGTAGAAACAACTTTAGTGAAAAAAGTTAATGCTGACGGTGTATTAACTTTTGATATTCTCGAAAACAAATACACTTATGAAGTTATTAACGCTATAGGGAAAAGATGGATTGTTAGTCATGTCGAAGGTGAAAATGACAAGAAAGAATATGTAATAACTGTCATTGATAGGAAATCAGAAGGCGACAGACAACTGGTTGAATGTACTGCTAGAGAGATTCCTATAGACAAGTTAATGATTGATAGGATTTATGTTAATGTAACAGGATCTTTTACAGTAGAAAGATATTTTAACATTGTGTTTCAAGGTACTGGAATGCTTTTTGAAGTCGAAGGTAAGGTTAAGTCTTCGAAGTTTGAAAATGGTGGTGAAGGCGACACAAGGTTAGAAATGTTTAAAAAGGGGTTAGAACATTTCGGTTTAGAATATAAAATAACGTATGACAAAAAGAAAGACAGATATAAGTTTGTATTGACGCCTTTTGCAAATCAAAAAGCGTCTTATTTTATTTCTGATGAAGTCAACGCCAACGCTATAAAACTCGAGGAAGATGCAAGTGATTTCGCCACCTTCATTAGAGGATATGGTAATTATTCAGGAGAAGAAACATTCGAACACGCTGGGCTCGTAATGGAAGCTAGAAGTGCATTAGCTGAAATATACGGCGACATCCACGCAGAACCATTTAAAGATGGTAAAGTGACTGACCAAGAAACTATGGATAAAGAATTACAATCGAGATTGAAAAAGTCGTTAAAACAATCTTTGTCTTTGGACTTTTTGGTGTTAAGAGAATCATATCCAGAAGCAGACCCACAACCCGGAGACATAGTACAAATAAAATCTACCAAACTAGGTTTGAATGATTTAGTCCGTATAGTACAAGTTAAAACGATTAGGGGTATAAACAATGTAATTGTTAAGCAAGATGTAACGCTTGGTGAGTTTAATCGAGAACAACGATATATGAAAAAAGTTAATACTGCAGCTAACTATGTTTCTGGATTAAATGATGTTAACCTTTCTAATCCTAGTAAAGCGGCAGAAAACTTGAAGTCTAAAGTAGCGTCAATAGCTAAATCAACACTCGATTTGATGAGTAGAACTGATCTAATTGAAGACAAACAACAGAAAGTGAGTTCTAAGACTGTAACTACATCAGATGGCACTATCGTTCATGATTTTATAGATAAATCAAACATTAAAGATGTAAAAACAATTGGAACGATTGGCGATTCTGTAGCTAGAGGATCACATGCGAAAACTAATTTCACAGAAATGTTAGGCAAGAAGTTAAAAGCTAAAACGACCAACCTTGCAAGAGGTGGCGCAACAATGGCAACAGTTCCAATAGGTAAAGAAGCGGTAGAAAACAGCATTTATAGACAAGCAGAGCAAATAAGAGGAGACCTAATCATATTACAAGGTACAGATGATGACTGGTTACATGGTTATTGGGCAGGCGTACCGATAGGCACTGATAAAACCGACACTAAAACGTTTTACGGCGCCTTTTGTTCTGCAATTGAAGTTATCAGGAAAAATAATCCAGCTTCAAAAATACTTGTAATGACAGCTACTAGGCAATGCCCTATGAGTGGTACAACGATACGCCGTAAAGATACGGACAAAAACAAACTAGGGTTAACTTTAGAGGATTATGTCAATGCTCAGATATTGGCTTGTAGTGAATTGGATGTACCAGTATATGATGCCTATCATACAGATTATTTTAAGCCATATAATCCAGCGTTCAGAAAATCAAGTATGCCAGACGGATTGCATCCGAACGAGAGGGGTCATGAAGTTATTATGTACGAACTTATTAAAAATTATTACCAGTTTTACGGATAGAAAAGGAGGAAGACATGGATAACAAATTAATTACAGACTTAAGTAGAGTCTTTGACTACAGATATGTAGATGAAAATGAGTATAACTTTAAACTTATTTCAGACATGCTGACGGATTTTAATTTCTCTCTTGAATACCATAGAAATAAAGAGGTATTTGCACATAATGGAGAGCAAATAAAGTATGAGCATTTAAATGTCACAAGTAGCGTCTCTGATTTTTTAACGTATCTAAACGGCCGTTTCAGCAATATGGTACTAGGTCATAACGGCGACGGTATCAACGAAGTAAAAGACGCGCGTGTTGATAATACTGGTTATGATCATAAGACATTGCAAGATCGTTTGTATCATGATTATTCAACACTAGATACTTTCACTAAAAAGGTTGAGAAAGCTGTAGATGAACACTATAAAGAATATCAAGCGACAGAATACCGATTTGAACCAAAAGAGCAAGAACCGGAATTCATCACAGATTTATCGCCATATACTAACGCAGTAATGCAATCATTTTGGATAGACCCTAGAACGAAAATTATTTATATGACACAAGCGCGTCCGGGCAATCATTACATGTTATCTAGATTGAAGCCTAATGGACAATTTATTGATAGATTGCTTGTTAAAAACGGCGGTCACGGTACACACAATGCGTATAGATACATTGATGGAGAATTATGGATTTATTCAGCTGTATTGGACAGTAACAAAAACAACAAGTTTGTACGTTTCCAATATAGAACTGGAGAAATAACTTATGGTAATGAAATGCAAGACGTCATGCCGAATATATTTAACGACAGATATACGTCAGCGATTTATAATCCTATAGAAAATTTAATGATTTTCAGACGTGAATATAAAGCTTCTGAAAGACAAGCTAAGAATTCATTGAATTTCATTGAAGTAAGAAGTGCTGACGATATTGATAAAGGTATAGACAAAGTATTGTATCAAATGGATATACCTATGGAATACACTTCAGATACACAACCTATGCAAGGTATCACTTATGATGCAGGTATCTTATATTGGTATACAGGTGATTCGAATACAGCCAACCCTAATTACTTACAAGGCTTCGATGTCAAAACAAAAGAGTTATTATTTAAACGTCGTATCGATATAGGCGGTGTGAATAACAACTTTAAAGGAGATTTCCAAGAGGCTGAGGGTCTAGATATGTATTACGATCTAGAAACAGGACGTAAAGCACTTTTAATTGGGGTAACTATTGGACCAGGTAACAACAGACATCACTCAATTTATTCTATCGGTCAAAGAGGTGTAAACCAATTCTTAAAAAACATTGCACCTCAAGTATCAATGACTGATTCAGGCGGACGTGTTAAACCGTTACCGATACAGAACCCAGCATATCTAAGTGATATTACGGAAGTTGGTCATTACTATATCTATACGCAAGACACACAAAATGCGTTAGATTTCCCGTTACCGAAAGCGTTTAGAGATGCAGGTTGGTTCTTTGATGTACTGCCTGGTCATTATAATGGTGCGTTAAGACAAGTACTAACTAGAAACAGCACAGGTAGAAATATGCTCAAATTTGAACGTGTTATCGACATCTTTAACAAGAAAAACAACGGTTCATGGAATTTTAACCCACAAAGTGCTGGTTATTGGGAACATATCCCTAAGAGCATCACGAAATTGTCTGATTTAAAAATTGTTGGTTTAGACTTCTATATCACCACTGAAGAATCAAAACGTTTTTCTGACTTCCCTAAAGATTACAAAGGTATTGCAGGCTGGGTGTTAGAAGTAAAATCAAATACACCGGGTAACACAACACAAGTGCTAAGACGTAATAACTTTGCTTCTGCTCACCAGTTTTTCGTTAGAAACTTTGGTACTGGTGGTAATAGTGGTTGGAGCATAATAGAAGGTAAGGAGGTTGAATAATGGTAGTAGATAATTTTTCAAAAGATGATAACTTAATCGAGTTAAAAACAACATCACAATATAATCCAGTTATTGACACAAACATCAGTTTCTATGAATCAGATAGAGGAACTGGTGTTTTAAATTTTGCAGTAACTAAGAATAACAGACCGTTATCTATAAGTTCTGAACATGTTAAAACTTCCATCGTGTTAAAAACCGATGATTATAACGTAGATAGAGGCGCTTATATTTCAGACGAATTAACGGTAGTAGACGCAATTAATGGGCGCTTGCAATATGTGATTCCAAATGAATTTTTAAAACATTCAGGTAAGGTACATGCTCAGGCATTCTTCACGCAACACGGGAGTAACAACGTAGTTGTTGAACGTCAATTTAGTTTCAATATTGAAAATGATTTAGTCAGTGGGTTTGATGGCATAACAAAGCTTGTTTATATCAAATCTATTCAAGATACTATCGAAGCTGTCGGTAAAGACTTTAACCAATTAAAGCAAAATATGGCTGATACACAAACGTTAATAGCAAAAGTGAATGATAGTGCGACAAAAGGCATTCAACAAATCGAAATCAAGCAAAACGAAGCTATACAAGCTATTACTGCGACTCAAACTAGTGCAACACAAGCTGTTACAGCTGAATTCAATAAAATAGTTGAAAAGGAGCAAACGATATTTGCGCGTGTCAATGAAGTTGAGCAACAAATCAATGGTGCTGACCTTGTCAAAGGCAACTCGACAGTCAATTGGCAAAAGTCTAAGATTACTGATGATTATGGCAAAGCGATTGAATCGTCTGAGCAGTCCATAGATAGCGTTTTAAGCACAGTTAACACATCTAGGATTATTCATATTACTAACGCAACAGATGCGCCAGAAAAGACGGATATAGGCACGTTAGAGAAGCCTGGACAAGATGGTGTTGATGACGGTTCTTCGTTCGATGAATCAACTTATACATCAAGCAAATCTGGTGTGTTAGTTGTTTATGTTGTTGATAATAATACTGCTCGTGCAACATGGTACCCAGATGATTCAAACGATGAGTACACAAAATACAAAATCTACGGCACGTGGTACCCGTTTTATAAAAAGAATGATGGAAACTTAACTAAGCAATTTGTTGAAGAAATATCTAACAACGCTTTAAATCAAGCTAAACAGTATGTAGATGGTAAGTTTCAAAGTACAAGTTGGCAACAACATAAATTAACAGAACATAACGGTCAATCAATCCAAAAGAACTTATATAACGCCAAAGGTAATTTAGAAGCATTGGGCGCTGGGAATTATTACGTAACAAGTGTACCTGATTTACCAGGTATTGTTGAAAGTTACGAAGGCTACTTATCAGTATTTGTTAAAGATGATGCAAATAAGTTATTCAACTTCACACCTTCAAACTCTAAAAAAGTTTATACACGATCAATCACCAATGGTCGATTAGATTCACAATGGGCTGCACCTAACGAACATAAAACAGCCGTGTTATTCGACGGTGCTGCAAACGGTGTAGGAACAAGGATTAATTTAACCGAAGCTTATACAAATTATGCAATTCTATTCATAAGCGGTACTTATCCAGGTGGTGTTATTGAAGCATTCAGTTTAACCTCTATACCAAATGCGATTCAATTAAGTAAAACAAATGTAGTTGACTCAGACGGTAACGGTGGTGGTAGTTATGAATGCTTAATAACTAAAGAAAGTGGTACGACGTTAAAAATCGATAACGATGTGTACCTTGATTTAGGCAGTAAAACAGGTTCTGGTGCTAATGCAAACAGAGTTACGATAAATAAAATTGTGGGGTGGAAATAATGAAAATCACAGTAAACGATAAAAACGAAGTTATCGGATACGTTAATACTGGCGGATTACGCAATAGTTTAGATGTAGATGATAACAATGTGCCTATTAAATTTAAAGAAGAGTTCGAACCTAGAAAGTTTGTTTTCACTAACGGCGAAATTAAATACAATAGCAATTTCGAAAAAGAAGACGTACCGAATGCATCAAAACAACAAAGTGAATCAGATTTGAGTGATGAAGAACTTCGCGGAATGGTTGCAAGTATGCAAATGCAGATGACGCAAGTGAACATGTTGACAATGCAATTGACGCAACAAAACGCTATGTTAACACAACAGTTGACCGAACTGAAAACTAACAAAACAAATACTGAGGGGGACGTTTAAATGATGAAGATGATTTATCCAACTTTTAAAGACATTAAAACTTTTTATGTGTGGGGTTGCTATAAAAATGAGCAAATTAAGTGGTACGTAGACATGGGTGTAATTGACAAAGAAGAATATGCATTGATCACTGGAGAAAAATATCCAGAAACAAAAGATGAAAAGTCACAGGTGTAATGCTTGTGGCTTTTTAATTTAACAAAAAGTAGGTGGCGTAATGTTTGGTTTTACCAAACGACATGAACAAGATTGGCGTTTAACGCGATTAGAAGAAAATGATAAGACTATGTTTGAAAAATTCGACAGAATAGAAGATAGTCTTAGAGCGCAAGAAAAGATTTATGACAAATTAGATAGAAATTTTGAAGAATTAAAGCGCGACAAGGTAGAAGATGAAAAGAATAAAGAAAAGAATGCCAAGAATATTAGAGACATAAAAATGTGGATTCTCGGTTTGGTAGGGACTATCTTCAGTACGATCGTCATAGCTTTACTAAGAACTATTTTTGGTATTTAAAGGAGGTGATTACCATGCTTAAAGGGATTTTAGGATATAGCTTCTGGGCGTGCTTCTGGTTTGGTAAATGTAAATAACAGTTAAGAGTCAGTGCTTCGGCACTGGCTTTTTATTTTGATTGAAATGAGGTGCATACATGGGATTACCTAATCCAAAGACTAGAAAGCCTACAGCTAGTGAAGTGGTTGAATGGGCGTTATATATCGCTAAAAACAAAATAGCTATTGATGTACCTGGTTCTGGAATGGGAGCACAATGCTGGGATTTACCTAATTATTTACTCGATAAATATTGGGGGTTTAGAACATGGGGAAATGCTGATGCTATGGCTCAAAAATCCAATTATAGAGGTAGAGATTTCAAGATAATTAGAAATACAAAAGATTTTGTACCACAACCAGGCGACTGGGGTGTTTGGACTGGTGGTTGGGCAGGACATGTAAACATTGTAGTGGGACCATGCACAAAAGACTATTGGTATGGCGTAGATCAAAACTGGTATACAAATAACGCAACAGGAAGTCCGCCATATAAAATTAAGCACTCTTATCATGATGGACCAGGTGGAGGGGTTAAATATTTTGTTAGACCACCATATCATCCGGAGAAATCTACGCCGGCACCTAAACCCGAAGATGATAGTGATGATAACGAAAAAAATAATAAAAAAGTTCCAATTTGGAAAGATGTAACAACTATAAAGTACACAATTTCTAGCCAAGAAGTTAATTATCCGGAATATATTTATCACTTTATAGTAGAGGGTAATCGACGACTCGAAAAACCTAAAGGGATAATGATTAGAAATGCTCAAACAATGAGTTCAGTAGAAAATTTATATAACAGTAGGAAGAAATACAAACAAGATGTGGAATATCCCCACTTTTATGTTGATAGACATAATATTTGGGCACCTAGAAGAGCTGTATTTGAAGTTCCTAATGAACCTGATTATATAGTTATAGACGTATGTGAAGATTATAGTGCGAGTAAAAATGAATTTATTTTTAATGAGATTCACGCAATGGTTGTAGCTGTAGATATGATGGCCAAATATGAGATACCTCTAAGTATTGAAAATTTAAAAGTAGACGACAGCATTTGGCGTTCTATGTTGGAACATGTTAATTGGAATATGATTGACAACGGTGTTGCCCCTAAAGATAAATACGAAGCATTAGAAAAGGCATTACTTAATATATTTAAAAACAGAGAAAAATTATTAAATTCTATAACTAAACCAACAGTAACAAAATCTAGAATAAAAGTTATGGTAGATAATAAAAACGCTGATATAGCGAATGTAAGAGACTCATCACCAACAGCTAACAATGGCTCGGCATCTAAACAACCGCAGATTATAACTGAAACGAGCCCTTATACATTCAAACAAGCACTGGATAAACAAATGGCAAGAGGTAACCCGAAAAAATCTAATGCTTGGGGCTGGGCTAACGCTACACGAGCTCAAACGGGCTCGGCAATGAATGTTAAACGAATATGGGAAAGTAACACGCAGTGCTACCAAATGCTTAATTTAGGCAAGTATCAAGGCGTTTCAGTTAGTTCGCTTAATAAGATACTTAAAGGTAAGGGGACATTGAATAATCAAGGTAAAGCGTTCGCAGAAGCTTGTAAAAAGCACAACATTAATGAAATTTATTTAATCGCGCATGCTTTCTTAGAAAGTGGATATGGAACAAGTAACTTCGCTAACGGAAAAGATGGAGTATACAACTACTTCGGCATTGGCGCTTACGACAACAATCCTAACTACGCAATGACGTTTGCTAGGAATAAAGGTTGGACATCTCCAGCAAAAGCAATCATGGGCGGTGCTAGCTTCGTAAGAAAGGATTACATCAACAAAGGGCAAAACACATTGTACCGAATTAGATGGAATCCTAAAAATCCAGCTACACATCAATATGCTACTGCTATAGAGTGGTGCCAACATCAAGCAAGTACAATCGCTAAGCTATATAAAAAAATCGGCTTAAAAGGTATCTACTTTATAAGAGATAAATATAAATAAAGAGGTGTATAAATGTACAAAATAAAAGATGTTGAAACGAGAATAAAAAATGATGGTGTTGACTTAGGTGACATTGGCTGTCGATTTTACACTGAAGATGAAAATACAGCATCTATAAGAATAGGTATCAATGACAAACAAGGTCGTATCGATCTAAAAGCACACGGCTTAACACCTAGATTACATTTGTTTATGGAAGATGGCTCTATATTCAAAAATGAGCCCCTTATTATCGATGATGTTGTAAAAGGATTCATTACCTACAAGATACCTAAAAAGGTTATCAAACACGCTGGTTATGTTCGCTGTAAGCTGTTTTTAGAGAAAGAAGAAGAAAAAATACATGTCGCGAACTTTTCTTTCAATATCGTTGATAGTGGTATTGAATCTGCTGTAGCAAAAGAAATCGATGTTAAATTGGTAGATGATGCTATTACGAGAATCTTAAAAGATAACGCGACAGATTTATTGAACAAAGACTTTAAAGAGAAAATAGATAAAGATGTCATTTCTTACATCGAAAAGAATGAAAGTAGATTTAAAGGTGCGAAAGGTGATAAAGGCGAACCGGGACAACCTGGTGCAAAAGGTGAAGCAGGTAAAAAAGGAGAACAAGGCGCACCCGGTAAAAACGGTACTGTAGTATCAATCAATCCTGACACTAAAATGTGGCAAATTGACGGTAAAGATACAGATATCAAAGCAGAACCTGAGTTATTGGATAAAATCAATATCGCAAATGTTGAAGGGTTAGAAGATAAATTGCAAGAAGTTAAAAAAATCCAAGATACAACTCTCAACGACTCTAAAACGTATACGGATTCAAAAATTGCTGAACTAGTTGATAGCGCGCCTGAATCTATGAACACATTAAGAGAATTAGCAGAAGCAATACAAAACAACTCTATTTCAGAAAGTGTATTGCAACAGATTGGCTCAAAAGTTAGTGCAGAAGATTTTGAGGAATTCAAACAAACACTAAATGATTTATACGCTCCAAAAAATCATAATCATGACGAGCGGTATGTTTTGTCATCTCAAGCTTTTACTAAACAACAAGCGGATAATTTATATCAACTAAAAAGCGCATCTCAACCGACGGTTAAAATTTGGACAGGAACAGAAAATGAATATAACTATATATATCAAAAAGACCCTAATACACTTTACTTAATTAAGGGGTGATTTTTATGGAAGGTAATTTTAAAAATGTAAAGAAACTTATTTACGAAGGCGAAGAATATACAAAAGTATATGCTGGAAATATCCAAGTATGGAAAAAGCCTTCATATTTTGTAATAAAACCCTTACCTAAAAATAAATATCCGGATAGCATAGAAGAATCAACAGCAAAATGGACAATAAATGGAGTTGAACCTAATAAAAGTTATCAGGTGACAATAGAAAATGTACGTAGCGGTATAATGAGGATTTCGCAAACTAATTTAGGTTCAAGTGAATTAGGAATATCAGGAGTCAATAGCGGAGTTGCAAGTAAAAATATCAACTTTAGTAATCCTTCGGGGACGTTGTATGTCACTATAAGTGATGTTTATTCAGGATCTCCGACATTGACCATTGAATAATTTTAAACGACTAATTTTTAGTCGTTTTTTTATTTTGGATAAAAGGAGCAAACAAATGGATATTAACTGGAAATTGAGATTCAAAAACAAAGCAGTACTAACTAGTTTAGTTGGAGCATTGTTGCTATTTATCAAGCAAGTCACGGATTTATTCGGATTAGATTTATCTACTCAATTAAATCAAGCTAGCGCAATTATAGGCGCTATCCTCACGTTACTTACAGGTATTGGCGTTATTACTGACCCAACGTCAAAAGGCGTCTCAGATTCATCTATAGCACAGACATATCAAGCGCCTAGAGATAGCGATAAAGAAGAACAACAAGTTACGTGGAAATCATCACAAGACAGCAGTTTAACGCCGGAATTAAGCACGAAAGCACCAAAAGAATATGATACATCACAACCTTTCACAGACGCCTCTAACGATGTTGGCTTTGATGTGAATGAGTATCATCATGGAGGTGGCGACAATGCAAGCAAAACTAACTAAAAAAGAGTTTATAGAGTGGTTGAAAACATCTGAGGGAAAACAATATAATGCGGACGGATGGTATGGATTTCAATGCTTTGACTATGCCAATGCAGGTTGGCAAGTCTTATTTGGCTACAACTTAAAAGGTGTAGGTGCCAAAGACATCCCAAGTGCTAATGATTTTAACGGACTAGCTACTGTATACCAAAATACACCAGACTTCTTAGCGCAACCTGGCGACATGGTTGTATTCGGTAGTAATTATGGTGCAGGATACGGTCATGTTGCATGGGTAATTGAAGCAACTTTAGATTATATCATTGTATATGAGCAGAATTGGCTCGGCGGTGGCTGGACAGACGGTGTACAACAACCTGGCTCTGGTTGGGAAAAAGTTACAAGACGCCAACACGCTTACGACTTCCCTATGTGGTTTATCCGTCCTAACTTCAAAAGCGAAACAGCTCCACGATCAGTACAATCTCCTACGCAAGCATCTAAAAAGGAAACGGCTAAGCCACAACCTAAAGCGGTAGAACTTAAAATCATCAAAGATGTGGTTAAAGGTTATGACCTACCTAAGCGTGGTAGTAACCCTAAGTTTATAGTTATTCACAACGACGCAGGAAGCAAAGGAGCAACAGCAGAAGCATATCGTAATGGATTAGTTAACGCGCCATTATCGAGACTAGAGGCAGGTATTGCGCATAGTTACGTATCAGGTAACACAGTTTGGCAAGCCTTAGATGAATCTCAAGTAGGTTGGCATACAGCGAATCAAATAGGTAATAAATATGGTTACGGTATTGAAGTGTGTCAATCAATGGGAGCAGATAATGCGACGTTTTTAAAAAATGAACAGGCGACTTTCCAAGAATGTGCTAGATTGTTGAAAAAATGGGGATTACCAGCAAACCGTAACACAATCCGATTACACAACGAATTCACTTCAACATCATGCCCACACAGAAGCTCAGTATTGCACACTGGTTTTGATCCAGTAACTCGCGGTCTATTGCCAGAAGACAAGCGGTTGCAACTTAAAGACTACTTTATCAAGCAGATTAGGGCGTACATGGATGGTAAAATACCGGTTGCCACTGTCTCTAATGAGTCAAGCGCTTCAAGTAATACAGTTAAACCAGTTGCAAGTGCATGGAAACGTAATAAATATGGTACTTACTACATGGAAGAAAGTGCTAGATTCACAAACGGCAATCAACCAATCACAGTAAGAAAAGTGGGGCCATTCTTATCTTGTCCAGTGGGTTATCAGTTCCAACCTGGTGGATATTGTGATTATACAGAAGTGATGTTACAAGATGGTCATGTTTGGGTAGGATATACATGGGAGGGGCAACGTTATTACTTGCCTATTAGAACATGGAATGGTTCTGCCCCACCTAATCAGATATTGGGTGACTTATGGGGAGAAATCAGTTAGAATGACATAGTCATGTCTATTTGAGCAGGTGCGTTACATACCTGCTTTCTATTTACATTTAAAGATAAAATGTGCTATTATTTCGTACAAATTTTATATCTAATTTTCGATTATCCGCATAAACACTATACTTTCAAGTATTTTGAAGTATAGAAAAAACTCATTTTACCACGAATTTACCACGATTGAATGAGCCTTGATATGACCTATAAAATAACACCCAAAAGACATCATTACACCTAAATGGTGTCTTTTTAAAAAGCAGTCAATCCTAAGACTAACTGCTTTGTGTGTATGGATATGAAATTGTCAAACTGGGATTTGTCTTACAACAATTTATATATGCATAAAAAGCAATATATTTATGAAAACACCCTAAATCCAAAATCTACTCAATTCATTTTTCCTTACATAAAATGTTCTCGTATATTTCACTTCCTCACCAAGTGTTTCCCCTATCAAAACTTCAAAATCATTGATATCAAATTCTGGAAAGAATGTATCTCCATCTTCAATATTTAAATCTACTTCTGTGATATACATTTTATCTACTATTTGCAAAGCTTCCTTAAATAGTCCATATCCACCAGATATGTATACATCTCGTCCTTTAGCCAATAATAATGCATCTTCTAATGATTTAACTGAAACTAAATTATCTCCTTGATACTCTGTTGTGGTGGAAACAACAATATTCATTCTATTAGGCAACGGATGACCGATTTCTTCATAAGACTTTCGCCCCATAATAACCACATTACCCGTTGTTAACTCTCTAAATTGCTTTTGTTCTCCCTTTATTTTCCATGGTATATTACCATTCTTGCCTATAACATTATTCTTTGACCTCGCAACAATCAAACCTATCATCTATTTCATCCTCCATAATATGATGTCGTACCTGTGATTCCATCAAGTGCACCACATCTTAACAAACTCAAAATTATCTCGAACTAACCAGCTCGACAAATTCTAGTTTGTCCGTTTCTTCATATCCACATTATATCATTTTCATATCTGCACCACAATAAAATTTTATGCACCGATAATCTTAGTGAACAGCTCTAACAAACACCATTTCATCACTCCAATCTGAAATTTAGGTATGAAAAAAGCAGTCAATCCTAAGACTAACTGCTTTGTGTATAGAGATATGAAATTGTGAAATAGAATTTGCCTATTTCAAATCAAAAAGAGAATTTTCATAGTCCTTTACATAGTATCGTATATTTTTACGCCCCTTTTGAATAATGGTATGTCCCTCTGCTTCTAATTTTTCTTTCTGTGCTTCAATACCATTTGGATATTTAGCATTTAATTCTCCGTTTGCTTTTAATGTTCTCCAATAGGGTGTTTCATCTTCGGAACGCTGATAACTCGCCCACGCTACAATAGAAACAAATATACCCGCTGTAATCGGCTCTGTAAAATCTGCACCACTCAATTTTGCAAAGTGTTCTCGTATTTTTCCAACCGTAATCACTTTACCATACGGAACTTTTTTCATTACTTTGTCATAGTCAATCGGGGGAGCAAAATACATTTTGTTTCCACCATATTTCTCAATACTTTTCTGGTCTATGATAATTTGAAATTTTGGCATATCCTTACTATCATGCAACATAGCATTAAAATCTTTTTTATCTTCATTTGCCATTTGTGCCACCTCCTACTTTAAGGATAGTCTGTTTCTTATTTCCATGCAATGAGGCTGTTTGAAAATTATTAACACTTTCAAATTTGTCGCTTTCTTCATATCCATATTATAACAGTTCCATATATCCGCCACAATAAAAATCAGCATACCCTTAGCATTTATGGAACAAAAATGCACACTTTTTCTTTCTTCCTCTTGATTACCCCACAACAGAAAAGAAAAAGCCCTGTCAAGAGCCTTGCCACCATTGGTGGTGCTTTGCACTCTTTACTGGGCTTTTTGTTTGCTGTATCTTCCATGCAAGAGGAAATTAAAGACCTCTGTTCCATTTCGCCTTTAGATAATCTTCATAGTCTGCTTCATTGAAGTCTACTTGTGGAGAAGTGTCGGGAATGTTGTTTCTGTTGTCTATATCCGCAAGCTGACGAAATATCCAATCATCATAAGGGTCATGGTATTTATACTCTTTGGGCTGTTCTCTGTATCGGTCTAACCCTCGCATTTCCTTATGCACTTTTATCATGCGTTCCAGTTTTTGACGCTGTATCAACTGCTTGATTTCCATAAGTTCTTCCAACTCCGTAACCTCATTGGTAATGTAGTTATGGATATACTGTATGAGTTTATATGCCTTGTAAAATGTGCATTCTTTTTCATCATCGAAAAATTCATTTTCAGACAGGTAATCTAAGGAAACATTGAAGTCTTGTTCCCGTTTGATAATATCCATGATATAGGGCTCGGTGTGGTCAATATACTTCCATTCTCCCGACAATAATTCATTGGGCGTTACACCCAGCACGTCCATTATCTTCTCTAACGTATCAAAGGTAGGATAATTCACGCCACGTTCAATCTTGGAAAGGCTCTGCATATTGATACCGATTTTGTCCGCAAGTTCCTGTTGTTTCATTCCTCTGTGTTTTCTTATGGTCTGTATGTTTTCTCCTAAGAAACTGATTTTCTTTTCATAATGCTCCATAACTTAGTATAACCGCTCCTTTCGTTGCTTTTCTTGGTATTTATAAGCATATCATACTTAATCTATATCTAAAAGTCAACAAAAACTTCTTGACAAGTAATTCTAATGGAGTTATTATCGTATTAGACAGAGTGATTAAGCACGCTAGGGTCAATCACACGCTTGAGTAAGCATATAAAATATATATTTTCACTTTGATAGCATGAATAAGCATGGACTATCAGACCGAAAATAAGGTTTCTGACTGGGGCTGTTCCGTTTAGCCACGAGCCTTACAAGGCTCGTGAGCGTTAAGAACGGGGCAGACACAGGAAGAAAGGGAACGCCTTTAGGCGTTCGTAAAGGGCGTATATGTAACACCGCCCTGCGTATACATGTCATAGTACCTAGAAACTGTGATAAATAAAGGAAAAAATGCAATTTATACCCCGCAAAAAATCGGGGCATACGAAAGGAGTAATGAAGTATCGCAACACACGAAAATTTATCCGTTAAGATTGATTACATCAGCATTGTATTTGAAACCGCAACCGCAGAAGATGTCATCATGCACATTTTAGGTTTACCGACTGACATTTTCAATGTCTATCCGGCAAGCGTTAAATTCAAGACTTATCAAGCACGCTGGCAGATTGGAGATATTTATGTATCGGGGGACGCAAGAAAGACAGAGGACAACCCACAAGGGTTAGGCTGTTATCTTGTTATGACCGGCAGAGGTTGTGATGATATTTTCCGTATTCTCGACAGTAGGAATTATACCTTTGGGGATATGTTCAAACATTGTGAGCGAAGATACGGACTGGATAATTTCCATTTCACAAGGCTTGATATTGCCATTGATGATAAGAACGAAAAGCCATTCTTTACCATAGAGCAGATAAAGAAGAAATGCGAAAAAGAGGAATTTATCTCGAATAGTGAGGGCTACCACTTTGATGAAAGCAAGTTTGATGATTTCGACACCGCAAAGACTGTTTATATCGGTGCTGGTAAATCGGGATTGTCCTACCGCTTTTATGACAAGGATAAGGAAGTATGTTCAAAACATAATAAGACACTTAATGAAGTCGGCAGTTGGAAACGGACAGAAATGCAACTGCGTGATGATAAGGCTCATGTCTTTGCCATGACATTCAAAGACAGACCGCTGGAACTTGGGAAACTGGCTTTCGGGTTATTGGCAAACAACCTACGCTTTGTCGTGCCAAACAGAAATGAAAGTAATAAAAGCAGATGGAAAACGTGTCGGTTTTGGGAACGCTTTTTAGGGGCTGTGGAAGTCTTGAAACTGCAAGTACCAAAACAGCAAAATTCCCTTGAGGAAACACAGCAATGGCTCACAGAGGGTGGTGTGATTTCCGCTGTCAAAAGTTTTTATTTCTTGGAAGAACATGACGCATTAGGTGGACTGGAACGGGTGGGAACTATGCTTGATAAGGCAAGATACAGCACTTCCCTTTCCAGTAAACTGACCGCCCATTTACAGAGGATAAACCGCACCGACCTTATCCCCTATATCCAGTATGACACGAAACATGGGAAAGGGGGTATCTGATGAATAACAACGATATTCCCGTATGGGAAAAATACACCCTTACCATTGAAGAAGCGTCAAAATATTTCCGTATCGGAGAAAACAAGCTAAGACGCTTGGCAGAGGAAAACAAGGACGCTGGCTGGCTCATTATGAATGGCAACCGCATACAGATTAAACGCCGACAGTTTGAACAGGTTATTGACAAATTGGACGCTATCTAATGCAAATGAGCCTTGTATGTGTTATGATGAACACAAGTCATATCAAGGCTCTTTCCAACAAGGAAAGGAGCAGACACCATGAAAGAAAAAAGACGGGATAGCAAAGGACGTATCCTGCATACTGGAGAGAGCCAACGAACAGACGGGAAATACTTATATAAATATGTGGACGCATTTGGAAACACAAAATATGTGTATGCTTGGAGATTGACACCCACAGACCCGACACCAAAGGGAAAACGGGAAAAGCCCTCACTTCGTGAACTGGAACAGCAGATAAGACGGGATATTGAGGACGGTATCGACAGCACAGGCAAGAAAATGACGCTTTGCCAACTCTACGCCAAACAGAACGCACAGAGGGCAAATGTGAAGAAAAGCACACAGAAACAACGGGAACAGCTCATGCGGTTATTGAAAGAGGACAAGTTGGGTGCCAGGAGCATTGATACGATAAAACCCTCTGACGCTAAGGAATGGGCGTTACGCATGAAAGACAAAGGCTTTTCCTATAACACCATTAACAACCATAAACGCTCGTTAAAAGCGTCATTCTATATCGCCATACAAGACGATTGTGTAAGGAAAAATCCTTTTGATTTCAAGTTAAGTGAAGTCATAGAAAATGATACCAAAGAGAAAGTCGCATTGACAGAGGAACAGGAACAAGCCCTACTCTCATTCATCAAGACGGACAACGTGTATCATAAGTATTACGATGATGTACTGATACTGTTAAAGACAGGACTTCGTATTTCGGAACTGTGCGGACTGACAGTAGCCGATATTGATTTCAAGAATGAGGTTGTGATTATCGACCACCAGTTACTAAAGAGCAAGGAACAGGGCTATTACATTGAAACGCCTAAGACAAAGAGCGGAACTAGGCAAGTGCCATTAAGCAAAGAAACGATACAGGCATTTCAACGGGTTATGAAGAAACGTCCAAAGGCAGAACCATTTGTGATAGACGGACGGGGCAACTTCTTATTTGTCAATCCCAAAGGCAAGCCAAAAGTTGCCATTGATTACAATGCCTTATTTGTCCGCATGGTAAAGAAATACAACAAGCACCACATGGACAACCCTTTGCCACATATCACACCGCATACGCTACGCCATACGTTCTGCACAAGACTGGCAAGCAAGAACATGAACCCGAAAGATTTACAGTATATCATGGGACATTCAAACATCAGTATCACAATGAACTGGTACGCTCATGCGTCCATAGATACCGCAAAATCAGAGGTTCAGCGTCTAATCGCATAA